CGTTGTGTTAAGTTTTTGTACCACAGAGTCTACATCTCTTACAAATGATTGTTGAACTTGTTGATCATATTGTGGTAACGGTTGTGTTAAAGATTGTACAATTCTAGCCATTAGATATCTCTAACCCTTCCACCGAAAGCTTTGTCTACTCTTCCGCCATCTGCCATCATGACTGGATCTACTAATAGACTATCAATTTTTGTTATAAACTGTGTTAAAGCATTTACTTGTTCATCATCTAATGCTATTCGTTTTCCGTTTCGATCTACATAATAACCTTCCGCTAACGCTGCTTTCATTTTATTTTGTTGAACGATATATTGTTCTTTTTGTTCATCAGATAAAAATTGTTGCGTGCCTTCTGATACAGTGCTTTGTAAACTTTCAGGAAGAATTCTATTCACACCATCTCCTCTATCGTCAGTAGTAGTTCGTTTCTTTTTATTTGTTAGATTTGCAACTTTTATTTTTTCATCTTTTAATAATTGTTTTTGCATGTCTGAATTTAAAAATTTGCTTCGTAAAGATAGCAGCTTATCATCTTTTGTAAGTCCAAACTTTTTAGCCGCGGATGATATGGTTTTAGCTGTGTTATACATTTTATAAGTCGCTGCTGCTCTAGCAGGAAGAAGCATAGGAAGAAATACACTTGCCGCGAGTGTTCCTAATCCTTTTAAAAAACCTGTTCCACTACCTCTATCTAATAATGCATTTTGAGATGTTCTAGGATCAAATAATGTTTGTCCTACTGTAGTTGGAATAAGTCGTTTAGTGAATGGATTACCTCTGTCATAAGTTACTGTCTTAGGTTCCAAAGTCGTAGGTGCTTTAGCTTTTGCATCTTGAAATAAAAAATCTTTATCAAGTTCCTTTTTAAGATCTTCTGCAATTTTTTCTTTTTTTAATGCTTCTTGAAAGCCTATATCAATTACTGATTGTTTAACATCATCTTCTGACTTCTTTGGTTCAACCGTTAATGTAGGCGCTACGTATTGGTTTGCAAGTGCTATAGACCTTCTATCTGGTTCATCCTTAGGTGCTGCTGCTTTAGGCGCTGCAGCTTTTTGATGTTGTTGTCCTCCTCTATCGTGACTTGCTCCAGTATTCCCACTGCCAGTGCTAGTTTTACCACCGCTGGTGCTACTACTTTTACCTCCGTGTTGTGCTGATCTTCCTTGTGGTGGATAAGCTGGTACTCCTTCAGGTGTCATTACTTTTTGACCGCCAGATTTTTGTAATAGTTTTGCTTCTTTAGGTGTGATGTAAGCGAGTTTATGTAACTGGCCTTTTATCTTTTTTGTTTCAGGTACATCGTAATGCTGTCTAATACTTTTATCGATCATTATCTTCTTCCGTCCGGTTGTATATCTAATCTAAAGGTACCTATTTTCCAATGTTGTGCTAAACCTGTATTAGATATTTTTAAAGCTATAGCACGTGCACGTGCTCTTGTATCTATTTTTGTTGTTGATGATGTAATATCAAAAGGACCTAATGAAGAACTTGCTTCTGAATCTGTTGGATAATTTTTTAAATTAAGTGTTACTCTTGTTGTTCCTGTTTGTGTTAAAAAATCTGGTAATACTCTTCTTATTTTCATCATCAGTTCACCATCACCAGCAAGACCTTGTTGACCTAAATCAAAATCTCCTGATTGTATATTAGCTGTAATCGCTGTTGATGTTCCAGCTTTAATTTGATTGTTACCTGTTTCATGTTCATAGTATGTTGTACAACCATCGGTATTACCCACAGTCGAATCACTTGTTGAACTTGAATCATACTCCGTTGCATGAGGCTTGCCAAAAATATGTGAATCAGACCATGCTGATCTTGCTAATGAGCTTGTTGTCCATACTGGTCTTTCAGGTGATGAATCCATATAGTTATAAGTCACGGATCGATTATTCGATGCCGCACCACTTCCAGGATAGAACCATGTCACTTCACCAAACAAGTTATTTAAGCCTGCAAAAATATGATTTTTTAGGAACGGTGTTAATATCATCATAAACATGATCTTCAACTAAACACGGTAAGGATTCTAGTCGACCGGTATATCTAAAGAAACCATTTTCTGACATCCAGTAAGCTGAACCATCTACTTCTACCGCTGCATTTTTACCAATCAATCCACAGTTGGTACCTACTTGTTGAAAAGAAAACACAAAAGGGGCACCGACAAATCTCATAATAAATAAAGAGGTATCCGTCCAAATGTAAATTGCATCACGACCTCTTATAGCTCCGACAATTCTTGTACCATCTGCCAGTCGCTGTGTACCTGCGGTATTGGTTGCGGTAGGTGTCCATGAGGTTAAAGATTCTTGGTCTGACCATCTTATATACATATCGTCTTGTGTCGTTGTTGTACCAATCGTTGTTTCTGTACCAAAGGCAACTAAGTGCCGATCCGGTGTAGATACTAACGTTTGTGTTGTTGCTGTTGGGCAACCTGATATAACCGTTGCTCGTGTTGATGTGGCTCCTGTTGCGTTAGCATTCCATTCAAAAGATGAGCCATCGACAATCGTTGCAATAAGTTTATTTCCAAAATTATCAAGCGTCCAGAGACCAGGAGCGGTTACAATGTCTCCTGTTTGTGATGCACCCCATTTTGTATAATCTGATGCGTCAGTTACTGTTGCATCATCAGAGTGTGATGCAGCAGTTGTATTATCTGCACCTCGTGTTAATCCTGATAGTGTATTCGTTCCAGTTGTGTTTGTGGTATAAGCAATACGTTCGTTGTCAATTAATACCGTTCCTGATGCAGGAAAAGAAGCTGAATCATCAAGAACAATACTTGATGAACCACTTGTTAAAGCCCCATTCAATGCATCAACAAGTTCTCCAGCAACCGTACCACCCCATAAACCTAAACCCCAACCAGCGGCTGAAGCTTCTGTAGCTGGGCCGATAGAATAAAAATGTCTAACTCTTACTCCTCCGGATGTACTGGCTCCCGATCCACTTTCGGCTGATCCCATTTCGACTGTAAGGGTTGTGCTTGATGGAATGGAGGTAACCATAAAATTCGTATCGTCANAATCATCAGAATCAAAATTAGAATTGGTAGCAGCGCTAAAATTATCACAACGTATAATATCAAACTTGGATATATTATGAGCGCTCGCAAACGTGATCGTAACTGTTGCATCGCTTTGTGTTGTTGTAAAGGCATTAGTTAAAGTTGTTGTACTTTTAAGAGGAGTTATATCATAAAAAGCTCCTCCTGAATAGACGTATAAAAATCGGTTTGTTCCTAGTGCAGCATACTTGATACCATCGGAACTGACAAAGTGGTGTAATGCTGTGTTTCTACCTGTAAGTGTGTTGTCTCCTAGTTGAGCCCAACCTCCTATTTTTTCAGGTGTAGCATATCTAAAACGAACAAAGTCACCACTNACCCATTGGNNTTCNCCNCCNGTAGCTGTAACTTGTTTATTAAAACCCGGTTGAAAATTTACTTTTTGTAGCATACAAAATCTCTTTGTATTTAATTATACTAAAATTTAGGTAGGATCAACTATTTTGGTATGCCCAACATAGGTCTTTTATCAAAGATATTCTCTTTACCAAATCTACCGTTGGCATCATTATAGTGTAAAAACGTCTGAACGCAAACGTTTCCTTCAAAAGCTTCTCTCCAGTGTTCTAGCTCACAGCCACTATAAACCAGCATATCACCTATTTTTAGATTTACTTGATTGCCTGTGGGAACATTATCTCCTCCCGTTGGATCAATATAAATAGGCCATGCATCGCCTCCTAAATGCAACGTTGTTGAGATTTGGCAACTGTGTCGGTCTTTATGTCGGTGTAGTATATCTCCTTTTTTATAAGCCCTTGTATAGGTGTATGTGGGTAATAGTTTTAGTTCAGTATGTTTCTCCATAATCGGTAATACTTTCATCATTAACGTTTCCATAAACGTATCACTATAAACGGAATAAGTATTTGGAACTTGTTCATCCTTCCATGTACCAAAGCCAGGTGTAAATTCAGATACATAGTTATTTTTATGCATCCATTCTGTAGCATCACGTTTCATTAAAAAATAATTAAAAGCAAAGTTAGCTAACTCAAAAGAAATAGCATTTCTTATTACTAAATATTTATGCTGCTGAAATAAATTCATTATCTTTTTTATAAAATTTTTTTATATTATTTATTAATGCTTCTGTTCGTTTAAATTTATTTTTTTCTTCTATTTTATAATACTTAGACAATTTAATCTTAAATGAAAAGGATACAATATTACTTAACCAATTACAAAAGTCTTTCCCAAACCCATTTTCATATTTCCATACTTTTGTTTTAGTTGATATAAACTCATATTGAGGTCTAAAAAAGTTGGTATTATGTTCTTCTGAAATGTTTTTATTAAAATTGTTCCAATCCTCAATATCGGATTGATTAAAAGTTAAATCAGGTAAACCACTAGCCGAAAAAAATCTATCAACAGGGTTTCTAACAATTGTAAAATGAGGAATGTTTTTAATTTTATTCCATTTATTATAAATACTTTTATGCGCATGAAGCATTTGAACTCCTTCTATTTTTTGTGTTACATAAAATCTTACGTATGGAGAAGTTAAAGAAACATGTTCATCTTTAAAAGGATGAATAATTTCACAGCCATGGAATCCTAAATTTTCTACTAAAAACCTACCCGCCGTACGTGGTATATGAATAAAGAAAAATTTGTTGCCGGTTTCTTTATGATTAATGATTGGCATTTTACCTTTGTAAAAAATTAAAAGATACTGATATTCTAATATCTTGACTTCGATTAGGTTGTACCTCATGCCAAAGCCAAGCAGGAAACATAATGATCATTCCAGCTCTAGGTTTATAATGTACTTCTCTCCATACTGCAGAAGGTAATTTTCCTTTTTTTCGATCTGGCATCGTTGTATGAACACCAGGTCTTGGATCATATAACATTAAACTGCCTGAATTTTCTGGAGCTTTAATCCAATACACTCCTGAAAATAAACTATTAGGATGTAAGTGGGGTCTATTATATCCACTTGGATAATTAATATTAGCCCACATATTTCCAAGTACAGGTTTTAAAGTTAAAAATTCTTTTTTAAATATTTCATATTGCATAGCAAAGAGTTCTTGCATTAAAGGATCATATTCTTTTTTTTTATTCATGTCGGTTGTGCTATGCCAACCATTAATATTAGTTCTATTATGTCCTTTAGGATCTTCTTTATTCCATCTTAAAATTTGTTTTTCTAAATAATGATTAAGTTCCACAGCATTAGGAATTTCTTTGATGTAAATAGGTGTTGGAAAATGGTATTCAGTAATCATTTAAAAGAAGGACCTCCAAACCACATCACTAAAGATTTTCTTTCACCCTTAGTAACAGGTTTAACACGATGCTGTAACCAACTTGCAAAAAAGATAGCTTGACCTTGTTTTAATTTTGCTG